CCGGATTGGTTACCACGCTGATCAAAAAGATTGGCGATTACAGCATCGGAACCGAGCAACTCGAAACCACCAGTCTATCGACGAGTGGAATGAAGACAATTCGTCCGAGCGATCTCCGCAACAACCCGGAATTGACAATTACCTTTTACTGGACTGGTGCAGCTCCAGGCATAACCACGCAAATGATTCCGACAGCGGAACCATACGCTGGCATCAGTGCGACCATCACCTACCCAGGAGCCGGTTCGCTTCAGGGAACCGTTTTTGTTAAGTCCGTCAAGTTTCCATCCTGCGAGCAAGGCAAGATCATGGAAGGCGAATACACAATCGTCTTCGATGGTGCCACTGCTCCTTCCTTCACTGTGGCGTAATAACCAATGATCACTTTGCAAAAGCATTTGGCAATCAATCTCCAAGGCGAGGAGATTGAAATCACTCAATGGCAGATTCTCGACGATGGCGTTCTCATCGGCTATTTGCCGCACGCTGTCGATTCCGAGATTTTGCCATTGTCAAACTTTCCTTGGCACAAGACAGACGAAGTCGTCGCTGAATGCGTTGCACAGCGTCCAATCTTCTGTCCGGAGGAGTCCAAGGTAAATCCGCCTCAGACGCACCTAAAACAAGTCGTTGAGGCGATCAAGGCACAACTCGAAGAATCGGACGAGGACGATGAATAAAGACGATTTTCTTGCTTCGCTCGCCGAGCCATTACGTGAAAAGGTGGTAGAGATCGCTGGTCGATCCTATCGCCTTCGCGAAATGACCGAGGAGCAAGGCACGCAGTACGAATTGATGATTCAGGACAAAGCTGGACGCTTCGACTTTTCCAGAGCACGCCGAGCCATGATCGCAATCATGCTGCTCGACGATTCTGGCAATCGGATTGTGGACGACGAATCGCAGCTCAAGGCGATGCCGCGATCCGTGGCCGGAGTCCTGTTCGACGAGTGCCAGCAGCTCAACCGCTACGATCCCGGCGAGGTCAAGGCGTTGGTAAAAAACTCCGACGAAGTCCCCGGCTGATGCTCGCCGGAAGACTTGCACTCGAATGGGGCATCGTGGACGTCCAGGCGTGGCTTGCATCGCTTCCGAGAGGTGCTTTGGATTTCTGGGCAGCGTTTGACCAGGTCGAGCCTATTGGCGAGCGTTGGGCACAATCAGCGATGATCGCTCACCAATCGGCATTTGGTACGTACTGCCAGGCCGGAAAAGAGCCACCGGACTTCGAGGATTACATGCCTCCGCGGTGGAAGAGGCCAAAGAAGCGAGTTGAGATCACGTTGCCGTCGAGCAGCAGCGAGAACCAAAAAGCGTTTGGCGGAATGTTGAAATCTTTAGGACTGGAGAAGGCGAAGAATGGCCGGAACGATCAACGCAGCTAGCCTCAAGATCGGCATGGACATTACGGAGCTAAAGGCTTCCGGTCAATTTGCATCCAACGAATTGCGATCCATTGGTCGGATTATGACCGACTTGGAAGGTCCGACTGGCAAGTTCGAAAAGCAAATGCAACTGCTTGAACGAGCCATGAAGCAGGCCGGACTATCCGAAGAGCAAATGGCACAGGCTCAGGAACATCTTGCCGCGAAGTTTGGCGTTGTCACGCCAGCGATGCAACGTGCTACCGCCGCTGCCGACGCACTTGAGAAGCAAGAAAAGGAACTTGCAGACCAGATGGCGTATGAGGCACAAATCCTCAAGCAACGCGAAGCGTTGATGCAACGTGGACGTCAGTTAACGGATTCTGTGCGTAGCTCAGAAGAAGCACGCATTGCCAAGCTAAAAGAATACAACGATCTTTTGGCAATGGGTGCAATCAATCAAGAAACCCACTCCCGTGCGATTGCAAAGCTTGATACCGACATCAAGCAAGTGAACAGCACTGGAGCAATGTTCAATAATTTTCTGAAGCAAAACATAAGCCAGCTAATGGGTATGGTTGCTGGATTTGCTTCGGTATCTGCCGCAGCAAATGCATTTAAGAAGTCGATCCAGCTTGCAGCAGAGTTTGAGGCGTCCAAAGCTGCGTTCAGTGTTCTTACTGGCTCAAAATCTGTTGCCAGTGCGTTGATGGTGGAGTTCCGCGAACTGGACAAGGCCAGTCCGCTCGCCGCCGCAGCCTTCGAGCGTGCAGGGAAGACCTTGCTCGGATATGGCATGAGCGTCCGAACTTTGGTGCCAACCTTAAAGCAATTATCCGAGATCAGCATGGGCAACGACGAGCGTTTCCAGTCGCTCGCGTTGGCAATGGGCCAGATCACCGCGAACGGACGGTTAATGGGCCAGGAAGTGCTCCAAATGGTCAACGCTGGATTCAATCCACTCCAGCAGATCAGCGACGACACTGGCATCTCGATGATCGAGTTGCGGAAGCGGATGGAGGAGGGTGGTATCTCCGCTCAGATGGTCGCCGAATCCTTGAAGCGTGCAACCTCCGAAGGTGGTCGCTTCTACCAAATGAATGAGATGATGAGCAAGACGCTCATGGGAAATCTCGCAAAGCTAGAGACAAGCTTTCAAAATCTTCAGCGAACTGCTGGAACATCTCTTGGGAAGATTGCAAAAGAAGAAATCACAAGCTGGATCTTTGGAATAGACATGGCAACATCTGCTATGGAAAACGCCGCATTCATGGCGGACAAGATGGTTGACGCGTCAGCTCAAATTGCTGGTCCGAATATCACCGCAGCAATGATTACGATTACCGATTTCATGTCGCATGGTTTATTTAGTTCTCTTGCCAATGCTAGCCAGGAGACCAGAAATCAACAACTTCTCGAAAAGCAGGTGCAAACTAGAGAAGTAATGAGCAAGCAGGTTGATGAGCAACTCACCAAGCAAATAAAGCTTTCGCAGCAATACGCACAACAAGGCGAGGATCTTGCTTATCAACTCGACCAATTGATCCTTGGCAATCGCGAAGCCGAGCGACTCAAATCGATGCGTGAAGGAACAGACTTCGACCAAGCACAGTCGGTAAACGACCAAAAGGCTCAACTTGACTTCCTTAAGGAAAAACAAAGGTTGCAGGATGAGTTTCGAGTGCTTGCGGGGGAAAATCTAATACAACTTGAGTATGAGCGTGACATTAGGAATGGAATGTCAGAGCGACAGGCACACGATCTTTTGTTCTTGCGAACAAAAATAGACCTTGAAAGAAAATCGCAAGAAGAATTAAAAAACGCTGAAAAAGAACGCATTGCAGAGGAGAGAAAAGCCGCCGAGGACGCCCAGCGAGCATTCAAAGATCAGCAACGCGAAGCCGATCAGTTGTTCAACAGGTTTAATCCACAAGATCGCATGCGTAGCGAGATGGAAAAGCTGTTGCAGCTTCGTCAGGGCGGATTCATCGACGATACGCTGATGAACCAAGCAGGCATGAGCCTTGCCGCTGGATTCGTCCAGAACGCATCTGGCGGCCTAGCATCCACTATAGCACCTGCTCTACGAGCCGGTTCCGTAGAAGCGTACAAGTTCATCGCACAGCAAAACGAGAAATCAAAGCAAGCTGCCGAGGCCAAGAAGCTTGCCGAGGACCAGTTAAAAGAACTCCGCAAGATCGCGGAGCAAAACACCAACGCACCACGCCTGGCGATGGCAGGAAGAAACTAACATGCCAAGCGAAATTGTCGGCGAGAAACGAGGCGGATCAGGAAGTGTAAAGCGTGGCGAGTCAAACTCGTTGACGTTCACATCCAGCGTCACGTTCCTGGTAGTCACTGACTCCAAATCCGTCACCAGAGAGGAAGTCCTGCTACAAACTCCCGGCCTACCGATTGTCGGCTTGCTGTACGGCCCGTACCAACTCGTCTGCACGTCGAAGTCCTGCACCCGATCCGAGGTCAATCCGCTTTACTGGGACGTAGTTTGCGAGTTTGAGAGCAATAAGGAGGACCAGAAGCAGGACGAGAACAACCCTAGCGAAAATCCAACAACTTGGATTCCAGTTTTTAAGGTCGATTCGTTCAGCACCAAAGAACGTGTCGTCACCAAGGACAAAACCACACCGACAGCAAAACTCATAGCAAACAGTGCAAAAACACCGTTTGAAACACCGCTTACCGAAACTCGCACGCTTGCTCAATTCAGTTTCACGCAGTTCGAAAATGCGTCACAGGATCTTAAGACGATCATGGACCGCAACGACTGCGTCAATAAAACATCTTTTGCTGGCAGAGCCGTGCGAACGTTGCTTTTGGAAGTCACTGGAGCAGAGCTTGGATACTTTGGTGGGTTTCAAGCGTGGAGAGTCACATATCGAGTCACCTACGATCCAGACAATCACGACGTCAATTTGCTAAATGTTGGTCCCGTCGACATCAACGGGAAGCGTTGCTACGACGCAGATGGAACCACCGCCATCATCGGCAATCTTGACAAAACGACTGGATTGTTCAAGGCGGCTGGTTCTGATCCAGACGAGGTCACGTTTCGCATCAAAAAGGAAATCGAGTTTGCCGATTTCATCAGGAGCTAACCGATGGCCGACGAATTCGACACCATGTACGCCTTTAACAAGGCCGACTCGACCGCACTCATCCGCATAATTGGCGGTCAAACCGTATCTGGTTCCGATTCCAGCACCACGCCATCGATTGGCTTCGATACTAGACTGGGTGTGGCAAACAGCTCAATTACAGCACGCAGCGGAACGACGCTTGGCACAGGCACTGTGACAATGAAGAAGATTAGCGATGTTGGCGTTGTCTCCACGTTTGATATGCAAAAGCTAGACACGTCTAGCAGTTCTATCACTGTATGGAATCCAGGATCGGCCATCGCATCTGGTGCCTACGTTATTTGCTTCCGCGTCGGAAACAAATGGATTGCCGTGGGGGTTTGCTAAATGGGGACCATTGGGAACTGCTGCTGCACTTGCTACATACCAGACAACTACGAACTTCCTACAATTACCAAGACTGGATGGACTGCATCAAGTTGGAGCGGGCTATGCTGCAAATGCATGACGCTTTCACCAAACGATCCATACAATTTGCAGTGGCAAAATTGCTGTTCGTCGGCGTTTTTAACACAAACCCGCACCATTGATGAAATCCGCAGATACATAAAAAAACCAACGGTAAAGCCGAAGGTTGGGTTGCCGACAGATTTGCTACCATGCTCTTTTACTGTTGAACAGGTTCACTGCTGTCCAGATCCTGAATCAACCTTGTTTGATCTAAGTTCAACCCTTATTCAGGAAAACAAATACAAGCTTTTGTCTGGAATAAAATTAGCATACATAGAGATTTGCATTTCGAAGCAAGAGGTTACATGCGGAGATGCGTCTCCTGTCACTAAGTGGATTGTGTCATCAAAGTATTTCTTCAATTATGTTGCACGCATAATTCGAGATAGAACCGTTACACTAACCAGGGAAATAACCGGATTAACCGATCCTTGTGTGTCCATCAACGACGATCCAGCACCAACATTGTCGTGTAGTGACGAGGAAACAGGAACCTGCGATCTGAACGATTTAACTGGGCCGGGGATACTGTGTGTGCTATCGAGCGGACTTGCCAGTTTCAACAGAGTCAAATTTTACGATACTCTTCCAACTGGTACGGTGACTTTTACGGATTCCGATCTAGGATCTGACTGCGTCTGGGATAGCTGCGGATCTAACGACGCTCGTGAAACATCGCTGTGCTTTTCAGTTTCTTCAGTTCCGGCGTGTAATGTCGAGATTGATCTTTGCGATTGCAATGTTTCCACCAGCAAGTCTTTAACACCTACAACCGTAAACATCGACAATTTGTGTTGCCAGCGGGAATGCATACCAATAACTGTACCTGGGTCGCCTGATTATCCATATACGATTTTTATCGGGTGTTGCGACGGAGACGTGCTGGATTCGTTTTGTGAACCAAGTGAATGCTATTCATTCGATTGCGGGACTCAAACAGTTTATGCAGGCGAAGCAATCGGCAATCTGGATGAGTGCGAGACGAAAATAGATTATTGGTTGAACGTAAGTTGCGCGTTGGGGCCAGGACAGTTTTATCAGCTCTATTTCATAAAAACATGCGACGAAAATTCTGATTGCTACTGGGATGAGTGGGCTGCGACTACTTGCACCTTATTCGGTTGTGGAACGATTAAATTTTACGTCTACGAAGTGTTTTTGTCTCGCGATGTGGAAAAAGCATGCACATTCGTCAGTCGCCAGTGCTGTTTTAATTCGCCTAGTTGGTCAGTAACTTTTGCTTAAAAACAGGACTCAAATGGCAACAATCGAACTTGGTTCTGGTGTAGTTCCCGACGGAACAATAAAGAAACAAGTAAAGCAAATGAGTACGCAAACTGTGAATGCTTACTCCCAGCGTGAGCAAAACTTAATTCCATCACAGGACGCTATTGGAAACGCAGGAAGATTTGCTTGGAAACTGCTGCATTCCTATCGAGGATGTGATCCGCAATGGATGGACCTATGGGTTTACTTCATTCCAAATCGCTGTGAATGCAAAACGGGATACCAGCAAATTATCAAGGAAATGCCACCAGACTACTCCAGTCCAATGGCGTTCTTCCATTGGACGGTACGCATTCACAACGCAGTTAATCGAAAGCTTGGCAAGGCTGAACTGACGCTCGGCCAGGCACTCACCCTCTGGCGAAACGTTCGGCCCTGGTCTGGCAAAACCAAAGCAGTCGTTACCGTTGCAACTGGCCGCGAGTACCTCGATCTTCTTGAGATCACCGGACCAACGATCAAGGCCTACGCTGACCGCTGCCGAGCGGACTACATCGCCTTGACAAACTCGACCAAATCCTGGTGGGGACTTGAAAAGTTCCGCACGCGGCATTTTGTCGAGCAATACGAGGAAGTGCTTTTTGTCGATGCCGACTGCATCATCAAGGAATCCTGTCCATCGCTGTTCGGCCAATCCTGCGATCTCATGATTCATGATGATGCACGGTACCTCCAGAGCATCGATTGGTTGCGATCTGAACGATGCGACGTCTGCACAGCGATTGGCATGGAGTACGACAACAGCGACATCTGCCTAAACTCTGGCGTTGTCTACACGCGAAAATCGGCAGCGTCTGTTTGGACTGCACCGCCAGAAACCATACCGACGAGCCACTGTGCCGAGCAGATTGTCGTTGAGCAGCAGGCGATCAAACACGGTTACGAGCTGCTCGACTCACGGTTCAACTGGCAATTTTATTTCAAAGAGTTCTGGGATGGACTCGACGACGCACACATCATCCACCTAGCGACTTGCAAAGACAAGCTAGAAACGGCGAAACGCATCCTCACCTAAACACGGACGGACTGAGATGACAGAAAAACGACCAGGACCGCCTCACACGTCAGCTCGTCTCTACCTGGAGGAACTGTGCAAAAAGTTTCCAGACGCAAGCAATCTCGGCCTAGCTAAACGAGCCAAGGCCGAACGACCAAACAGCTTCGCGACCATCGAAACCGCTCGCAGCACCATTCGATCAATCCGCGGTGCCCACGGATCTGCCAAGAAGAAATTCGCAACTCAACCAAGACCAAAGGGAACTGCTGGTCAAGTTCCCAAAATGCCACCGAGTCTTTCAACCGCCTGGGAACCGTTCCAAATCGACGCCAAACGCGTCGCGATCATCAGCGACGTTCACATCCCATACCACGACGTCACAGCGTTCGGATCTGCGGTGAAGGAGTTGAAAAAGCAATCACCAGACTGCCTGCTCATCAACGGAGACTTCGCCGATTTCTACCAAGTCAGCAGGCACCAACGCGATCCACATCATCGACGGTTTAGCGAGGAGTTGAAGCTGGTGATCTCTGGCCTAGAATGGCTCAGGCATGAGTTCCCAAAAGCACGCATCGTCTTCAAACTTGGAAACCACGAAGAACGCTGGGATCACTTCATTTGGAATCGAGCACCCGAGATCTACGACCTCGCGAACGTTCGCATCGATGAGTTGGTGAAGTCGAAGCAATTCGGGATCGAGGTAATCGGCGACCAACGACCGATCATGTTGGGCAAGCTCCCAGTGCTCCACGGCCACGAGCTGGGCCGCTCGATCTTCTCGCCGGTCAACCCAGCACGCGGAGCATTCCTCCGAACCCATCACACCGTCCTCGTCGGACACAGCCATCAGACATCAGGCCACGCCGATACCGACATGTTCCACTCGGAAACATTTGTCTGGAGCACTGGCTGCCTCTGCGATCTCACGCCAGAATATGCCAGAGTCAACCGCTGGAATCACGGATTCGCCTGGGTGGACATCGCCACAGACGGCAGTTTCAGCGTCCGGAACATGCGAATCAACAAACGTGGCGAAGTGCGAGGTGCGTGATGCGATGCAGACTTCGCGGACGCTACTGGACACTCCATCGCGGCAACCCGGGACCAGGCAACGACGGACTCTGCGATCCTGCCAGCAAGACCATCACCGTACGCAGCACGCTCCGCGGCGAGGTGGAGTTGGACACGTTGATTCACGAGATGCTCCACGCATGCCACTGGGACTTGGACGAGAGTGCCATCGAGGAAACCGCCACAGACATTGCTAGGGCGTTGCACCGCATCGGCTACAGACTCGAGCGTTAGGACTTTTCATCCAACCGCTTCAGATACTCGCAGATTTTAAAGATAACAGCAATGGTTTCAAGCGCAACGCGGATAACCACAGTTCCGCCGAGAATGATGAGGAATCCAGTACCAATGGCAATGTTCCGGTCAGTTGTAGAACCGGAAACCCCAACTGTGGAAGCGTAGGCAACGATTTGCAAGATAGCAGCCAATACTCCGACAACTAACCAAGTAATCCAAACCATGCTGAGCAGCATTGGCGTCCACATCGAATTAAAATTGATGTCAAATAGAGCACTGAATCCAGAAGGAACGACATTCACGTATTCCACCTTCTTCGTCCATGCAGGCTCTTGGAAAGCTGTCTGCTCCTCTGGCGGGTTCCAGGTCGGCGGAGTCTGCGGCACTTCAGGGACGGGCAAATCCAACAGATTTACATCTTCCGACTTGAACACCAATCCAGCGATCCCAACAGCTTGAGTCCTGACCTTATTGGTTGTCGACTCAACAATCGTCGACTTCTCAATCTCGCCGCTGGCCGCCATACGTTTTAGATCCGCGGAACCGACTTCGACCGTACCGGTCGGCAAATACACTTTCCAAGCCATAACAAATTCCCCGAGCGAAAGAAACCGAAATGATGCGATGTCCGCATCGTAATCATCAGCGGCCACGCTAGCCACAAGATGCCAAAAAGATCATGATCGGACCGACAACGCCGTCGTTGACGTTACGTCGCTTTTTACGTCCACCTGTAAAAACACATCAAAAACACTGTGAAATTGAATGGTTTTCAATTCCCGCCGCCTCCATCTTTTTACTTTCAAAACCCTGGGAATCGCAAGTTTTCCAGGGTTTTTTTATTGTCGCACTCGACCTTGACGACCTTTGATGACGTTCGATACGTCCTTTTTTACGTCCCTTTTTACGTCCGCCTGTCCAGAGGCAGACGCCCATAGATCGCTGGTCACCAGCAGGTAGCTTTGCTTTGCAACGCTCTCGGTGTTGCCGAGCCAGGCACACGCTGCGGTCAGTCCGAAATCCCGTTCCAGTTCGGTCTGGCGACTCGCTCGAAGCGAATGAAATAAACGCGGCCACGGTTTGATGTCGGCTTGCTTCAGGTAGCGTTTCAACGCTGTCGATAGGTTGACGTTCGCCCAGCCGGTCGGTGTGTTGGACACCGCTCGCATCTTGGCGTCGTCGATCACGTACCCTTCGCGACTAGGTAACGCTTCGAGGTACGGCCTAAGCTCTGGGAACAGCGGACAGAGACGCTTGCCGCGTCCATGCTGCCGCTCGTTCTTTGGCTCATGAATCTGCATGGTGCCAGCGTTGAAGTCAATTCCTGACCACTCAAGCGAAAGCACCTCGGAGGGACACCGAAGACCTCCGTACCGGCACAATGCTACGATCGCTTGCCATTTGGGGGGTAGGTGTTGAATCAAACCATCGATGGTTTGACGAGTCACCTCGACGTTGCTTTTGCCGCTGGGTCGAGACAGCTTGACGTCGGAGAACGGATTCTTTGACAGTTTCTCGTCGGCCACGGCGTGATCCAGGAATTGCTTGACAAATGTTAAGCGTTTGTGCTGCGTTGCTGGAGAGAGGCTTGCGGATCGCATGGCGTCGATCCAGGTGGTGGCGTGGCTGGCTCGCAGCTTGTCGATCCGAAGATCCGTACCTACGGCATCCATAAACGACTTCGAAGCCGTTTTCCAAACAAGAACCGTTGCTGGTTTGACGGCAGACCGCCGCTGCTCAATGTAGGCGTCGAAAAAATCCTTCAGCGTTTTGCGGACTGTTCTTGGTGGGATCTCAACGCCGGTGATCAAATGGCAGCGAGCTAGCCTGATCTTTAACGCGTCAGAGACTCTCGACAGCCAGGTTGAGGTCGAGGCATCGACACCGACCCCCAGGCATTGAGCACTGAGCAGATTCGCAACGTGACCGCGTATGGTTTCTGCGTCTCGCTTGGACACTTTGCCGAGGCGTAGTGTCCGCCGAGCACCGTCGATTGGCGATGTCCACTGCACTCGCCGCGTTCCGTTTGCTAATTGCGTGAGCTGTGCCATGTCGGTCGTACTGGTTAAGTTGACTTTCTGGAGAGATGTGACCTAACGTGTCTGCGGGGGCTCAAGAATCGAACCGTTAAAAAACCATAAGCTAGCTTTGAGAGAGAACGATGAGTACTGCACCCCGATTCGATGTTTTCGTGTTTCGCAATGGAGAATACTTTCAGGTAAACGCCAAGCCTATTTCTTGCCGCGAAGCCGTTTTGCTGCTGCGGACGACTCGGGACACTCTGTTTTTTCGACCTGTACAGTTGCAGCGTCCAGCGGAGACGGCAGGTTTGAATAGTCGCGAGTAGGCTTTCTACCGGGCTTTTGCCGAGGTCCAATTCGACCAGCTGCAAGTAGCTGGTCGTCCGTAAAAGCCCCGTCTTTGATAGCGTTCATTGCCGCGTGGTAGCATCCGTTGCACAGGCCACGCCGATGGATCGGTCGCGACGGATTCTTGCATTCCAAGCATAATTCTTTGCTATTTGCGTCATGCAACGCATTGTCCGCAGCAGCGTTCGTAATTTGCAACAGTTTCTTCAACACAGAAAGTGCGGACTCTAGGTGCTTTACTGCTTGGCGTAGCTCAGTGTTTTGGGTCATAGATCGAATTGTTTCAGAACTTTTCAAACAATCAAGGACGCCTAAATCTTTTGACCAAAAACACTTACGAAACGCATTGCAAAAAACTTTGCGGATTCTGTCCGGAATTGTGTTGCAAAACGTATTTAGGGTCGATAAGATCCTCTGCCGTTGAGCATGGTGCTCACGTAGGAGATCGAAATGAAACCGGAAGTTAAGAAGAAGATTGAGAAGTGCACGCGGTTAGGAATCTGCCTGACATGTGGCGAGCCTCTCGGTGATCGCGTTGTGCGTGGTGTGCACGACGCATGTGCGAAGACAACGTACCGAGCAATCCGCAATGGGTTGACCAGCGACGAAGAACGTGTCGAGGCTGGAAAGTGGTTGCCTCGCAATCGCAGCGGTCGTCCGCCCAGCAATCCAATCATCGTTGAGCTATTGGGAGCCAAGCGATGCTCTACCGCAAAGAAGTAGCACCGGCTCTGGCCGTGAGTGCGAGGGAGGCAGCTCGAATGCTCAGCATTGGTCAAACCAAATTGCGTGAGCTGTGCAAGACAGGCCAGTTAAATCCCATTTATCTGTTCTCAGATCGTGGGCCACGGAAGTTTTTGGTGAGTGAGTTAAAGAAGTTTCTAGCGACTAAGGAGAGAAGCAATGTTAGTTCTAGGCAGGAAGAAAGACGAGTGCATCGTGATCGGCGGAAACATCCGCATCGTCGTCAACCGCTGCGGCGTCAACCAAATCAGTTTGGCGATTGATGCTCCGGAAAATGTCAGCATTGTGCGTGGCGAACTGTTAGATCGAAAGGAATCGACTGATGACAACTGAAGCTGCAATTGATCGCTGCATCGAACGCTTCATTGATGACGTGATCGAGTCGATCGATTGCGAGTGGTGCGAGCGTCGCGGGCAACTGGCCGACGATTGTTGCTACTGCGGTGGCAAGGGATCGATCTCGCTTGATCACATCGATTTCTACTGGCTGGAGGCTGAGTTCCTCAAGCTCAATCTGCTCAACGTCCGTCCCGCGTGGATGCGTTGCGGACTGTATTGGATCTGGAATCACGAAACATGCGACCAGGTGTACTGGCTGGTCACCGAGGTGCAAGCGTTTCGTCTGCATCCTGAGCGGATCTACGTGATCGCTGCCGCGATGAATCGACGCGATCGTGAGAACAGATGGCAAGTGCTGTGTGAGTTTGTGCGGTTTTTGTTTTGCTTAGGAGGTAAGCGATGAGCGAGAAAGAAGCAATGGAGCTTGCGGAGTCGATTGCGACATCGAGAGTGCACCTTACCGCAACAGAGACAGCGTTGGTGGTGGTGTTAAGAGCATTGAATAAGGAGCGATCGGTTCGATGCGAGAAGGATGTCTATAAAAGGTTTCCGCTCATTAAATCCTTGTGATAGAGCGGAAATGGAAATCAGCGTGGTGTAATCCAGGAAACACACGGCAGGGGGCGATGCCGAGTAGCGGGTTCAAATCCCGTCGCTGATTCTGGAGGAGTTGATTATGGATAAAGAAATTGATTGGGACGAATGGCCCGTATTTGAAGTGTTGTTAGTTGTTGTCGTCTTTGTGACGGTGATGGGTTTGTTGTGGTGTGTTGGTTAGTTTTTGGAGGGTTAGATGAAGATTACTAAGGGGAGAGTTCCTCGAGCCAGGCGTGTTTTGATTTACGGTGAGAATGGGATTGGAAAGTCGAGCCTCGCAGCTGCGTTTCCAAGACCGATCTTTCTAAATTTGGAGGACGGCATCGGGGATCTGGATGTTGACTCGAGCGATGTTATCAAGTCAGTCACGGAGTTTACGGGTTGCTTGATCGAGCTCGCCAACAGCCAGTACGAGACGATCGTCGTCGACACAATCGATTGGCTGGAAAAGCTGATCTTTGATGATGTGGCAAAGGAAGCCGGCAAGAAAACAATCGATGACATCGGATTTGGCAAGGGTTACCAATCCGTAGAGTTGCGATGGAAGCATTTGTTTGAAGGTTTTGGGTATCTGTGGCAACAGGGACGACACATCGTGTTTACCTGCCATGAGTCGATCGAGAAGTTCACGAATCCAGAAGGTGACTCGTACAACTACTGGCGGCCGTCGCTGCACCTTAAGGGGAGTGGTTGTGTCACGGAATGGATGGACGAGGTGTTTTTCCTGCGGTACAGGACGAGCACCCTGACCAAGGACGAAGGCTTTGGAGCCAAGAGGGCTGTGGCCGTCGGTGGCAAGGAACGTTACATGGCGACAACTAAGTCCGCGGCCTACGAGGCAAAGAATCGCTTGGGTCTTCCGGACGAGCTGCAGCCGACCTATGAGGCTCTCAAGCCATACATGCCTCCAGTCAAGTTTACTGGCAGCACGAAGAACACAGAACCAGCAACGGCAAAGCCGGCTGGAAATATTGCTGGCGTCGTGGTCGATGGATCCAGCAAGAAGCGAAGCGTAGAGAGTGATGCGGCAGTTGAGGCAATCGTAGCCAATGCCCCTTTTTAGTTTTTGATTTGTGAGAGGTTTTTCAACATGGGAAATTTACAAGGATTTGATGCACGGACAGTTGAGCCACGAGCGGCGTATCAACCGCTTCCGCCGGGCGAGTATGAAGCGTGCATTGTCGCCTCAGAGATGATGGCGACAAAGGACGGTAACGGTTCTTACTTGAAGCTGACGTTTCAGATCGTCAACGGTGAGTTTAAGAACAAGCCATTGACTGAGTTTTTGAACCTGAAGAACGCTAATAAGACCACAGTTCAGATCGCCGAAGGAACTCTCTCCGCGATCTGTCGCGCTGTGGGAGTCATGACACCGGCCGATTCGTCCGAGCTGCACAACAAGACGATGCGGATTACGGTTGCCGTAAAAAAGCGTGGAGAGAATGACGAACTCCGAAACGAGATCAAAGGCTACAAGCCGCGATCCGCTGGTCCGGTCAGTTCGCCATCGATGGTGACGGCCGACAACAACGGCCAATACGTTGCTGCTGGGCCGGCAAAGGCACCTTGGCAGAACTAGGTTTGCTCGCCTCCAAGTTATGGCGTTGATCGGATCAATAAGGGATGAACAGGTTCGAATCCTGACCGATCGATTAGTGAGGTTGATTGTTTGTTATTAGGAGGAGGATGTGATGAAGCTTGATTTGCTTGATCGCTGCAAGAGGGTGCAGTTTTCGTTTGAATTTATTGCACCGGATACAGCGTTAGAAATGCTGGAGAAAAACACCAGCAATTATCGAAATCGTTCTGATTCGACAACATCGAGATATGAAAGTGATATGGCAAAAGGTCTGTTTACAATCACAACTGCCACGATTGCTTTTGCAGAAGATGGTCGTCTGATTGACGGCCAAACTCGATTGACTGCATGCGTGCAATCTGGGGTTGGATTTTGGACATTTGTGTTGAGAAATTGCCCAAAGGAATTGATAGACGATCCAAATCAAGACAAAGGAAAAATGCGAAATTTGTCTTTGTATTTGAAGAAACATGGATACAGCAATACGACCGCAATGGCAGGTTCCATTCGTGCGTTACGTCGGTATTGCGGATTTAAGTCTTTGCGATGTGATGGAGCGAGTTCGATTACGGATGCAGCGTGTTTGTCTATTTGTCAGCAGATGCCGGACTTGTTTTTTAAGTGCGTCGCGCGTGTTGCCAATTCAACCGCATTGAAAAAAGTTTACCCGCCTTCAGTAACGATTGCATTTTACTACATCGCTTCGCATCGTTCTGTGGAAGATGCCGACACGTTTATGAAAGTTTTGGCAAAAGAGCAAGACGAACTGTCTAATCATCCTGCGAATGTATTTCGCGAACAGGTTATGGCAGATCGCAAGATGGAGCCGAATCGATATATGAATTTGATGTTTTCCGCATTCAATTCAATGGTGTTAGGTGAAAGCCGAAAGCTAATCCGCGAGTCAGATTCGGCGTTGCAGCATCCTGAGTATGTTGAAGCGATGCGAAAGTTCGGTGAGTTGTCAGCTACCGCAAGTAAATAAAAACTCAAGGAGGTGCCTTTTAGGCACGGACGCCAATGGATCTGCGATGGTATCAAAAAGAAGCGGTCGACGCGGCCTACGAGTTCCTATGTAACCAGGCCGGCAATCCGGTGATCTGTTTGCCGACGGGATCCGGAAAGAGTCTAGTGATCGCCGAGCTCGTGCGGCGAGCCGTCAAGGACTATTCCGGTCGAGTGCTGATCCTGCAGCACCGCAAGGAACTGATCCAGCAGAACGCTGAAAAGGTACGCGCGTTGGTGGATATTCCGATCGGCGAATACTCGGCAGGGTTGAGACGTTTCTCGACGGAGATGGATGTAGTCCTTTGTGGTATTCAGTCGGTTTACTCGAAGGCGTGTCAATTTGATCGAAGGCACCTGGTTATTATCGACGAGGTGCATTTGGTTCCAACCGATGGCGAAGGGATGTACTCGACGTTCCTATCGGACATGCGAACGATTAACCCTGATGTGCGAGTCGTCGGATTGACAGCGACACCGTTCCGGACTGGAGAGGGATCCCTGTGCCGTCCTGACGGTGTGTTCCACAAGATCTGCTACGAGGCTTCGGTCAAGCGTTTGATTGAGGAAGGCTTTCTATGCTCCGTCACAAACAAGCCAAACGAGACGGTTTTCGATACGTCGGGTTTGCATGTTCGCTATGGCGAGTTTGTGGCAAAGGAACTCGAGACGCTGTTCGGTGGTGCTCAGGTGACCGAGGCAGTCCAGGAAATGGTTGCAAAGACATCCGATCGGCATTCGATCATGGTGTTTTGTACGACAGTTAAACACGCTCTGAGCGTGGTTAATGCGATCGAAACCATGACGGGTGAGACGGTCGCAATGGTCGAGGGCGACACGCTGCCGCTCGAGAGAGCTGCGATCCTGAACGACTTTCGGGCAATGAAGATTCGCTGGCTGGTCAATGTCGACGTTTTGACGACTGGGTTTGACGCTCAGTGCGTTGACGCGATCTGCATCCTGAGAGCGACCGCATCACCAGGGTTGTTTGCTCAGATCGTCGGCCGAGGACTGAGAACGCATCCATCAAAGAGTGATTGCCTGGTGCTCGATTTTGGTTCCAACATTGAGCGACACGGACCCATTGACGCGATCGACTACGGCCGGCCGAGGAATCGCAAGGGTGGCGGATCCGCTGAGACGGACAAGATTTGTCCAAACTGCGAATCGTTCATTTCCAAGAAGGATCGGTTGTGCGAATGCGGATTCGAGTTTCTCGAGCGAGCACCAAACCACGATCAAAAGGCAGACACCGAAGCGGAGATCCTGTCGCTGACCGAGCCGGAGACATTTACGGTTGCTGGTGCGACCTACAGCAGGCATGAAAAGGATGGCAAGGTCCCTAGCCTCCGAGTCACCTACACGCTCGAGGAAGCCAACATGCCGTTTGGGCTCAGCGAGTGGGTTTGCATTGAGCATGGTGGGTTTGCACGTCGCAAGGCGGAGGATTGGTGGTCGATTCATTCGTCGGTCGAGTGTCCAGCAGGTATCGACGAAGCGATCGACCTGTTTAATCGGCAATGGGTCGCGATCCCCAGGACAGTGACTGCCAGGCGTGAAGGCCGATTCTGGAAGGTGCTGGATCGAGAAATTGACGAGTTGCCAGTCGGATTGACTGTGGAAGAATACGAAAACCAATCGAATGATGAGGTGCCATTTTGAGCTACAGAAGTATTTCGCGTAGTGATTACAGATTACTAAAAGAGAATTTGAAAAGGATACTCAAAGCATCAATAGAAAATAAATCTGATTGTACTGAAAGCATTTCTCTCGTGTTAATGGATGCGTTGTTTTTTGATGAGCATATTGCACAATACACATCTTCTTTTAAAGAAAAGAACGAGTTTCGATGCGGCGACTGTGGGAAAGCATTTGAAGTCATAGTAGAAAATGTATGCCGTGATTGCGGAAGAGAACAAGGGTTTTACGACCATATAAACAATTGGAAAGGTTTTCAAAGAGAGCGTTTTATAGCTACGCTGTATAAGTCATTGCCGTATGAGATTTACTTAAAAACTGATCATTGGCAATCGGAACGGCGACATTGTCTTTATAGGTTCAAAGAAAAATGTGCAGTGTGCAGTAGCGGAAAAGATTTGGAGGTTCATCACAGAACCTACGACAATCTTGGTGCAGAAGAATCTAATGATATTGTTTGTTTGTGCAGCAAATGTCATGGATTATTTCATGCAGAAAGCAGCTTAAAAAGAGGTTAGTTGATAATGAGTTGCATACCAAAGGATTTGACATCTCGGCCGCAATGGATCACCTGGAGACTCGAGAGCGGAAACAAGCTACCCAATTGCAGGTGGACTGACTCGAGCCAGCAGCTGCCGTTTGAAGATGTGCAGGATTTTGAGCGAATTGGATTTGTGTTCACTGGTTCCGACGGTCTGTGTGGCATCGACATCGATGATTGCATCGACGAGAACGGGAAATACAACGAGATCGCGGTTGAGATCATCGCCAAGATGGCTGGCGTGTCCTACGCCGAAATATCTCCGAGCGGAACCGGAATCAAGTTCTGGACTCGAGCTCGCAAGCCAGAATGGGCCAGATGTGCAAATCACAACGTAGGCGTCGAGTGCTACGACAAGAACCGATGGTTCGCGGTGACTGGGGAGCAAATCAAGTCCTTCGATAAAATCGGGGATGGCCAGGAAGCGGTCGACTGGATCTGCGAAAAGCACCTTAAAGCAGACGCAAAAAAGACGGTCGACTATGTGGCTCTGTCGCTTCAAACACGCAACAGCGATCTCAAGAAGCGTGCTGAACAGTACGTCGAGCATTGCGAACGGCCGGCAGAAGGTGGCAGGAACAACGCAGCATTCAGGTTGGCTGGACACTTGATCGCACTCCTGGGTGACGATGGCGAGCGTTTGGCGATCAGCGATGTGCTGGAGCTCGTTGCCAAGTGGAACGATTCGCTGCCGTCACCGCTTCCAGATGACGAGATTGTTCAGGTAGTTGGATCCGCCAGCAAGTCGGGCACACCTCGCCAGGACAAGCAGAATACGGTGCAGGTTTACTCCGACGTAAACATCAGCGGAATAGTAAACCAGAAGTGGGGTTCTGCAGCTCAGGAGCAAGCGGACGAGGACAACGACAACGACGAGGATTTCTGTGGTGCGATGGTTCCTCCGTCCGGTTTGATTCGTCAGGTATTCGACTTTTACATCGAGACAGCGTTCCGACCGAGCCACGTCATGGGGCTCGCTGTGGCAATGTCGATCTGCGAGACGATCTTTGGCCGGCGGATCCGGAGCCATACGGACATGCGGACAAACGATTACAACCTGATTTTGGCGACTACTGGATCCGGCAAGGAAGCTTGCGAAACGACAATCACCAAGATCCTCGACGCTGCGGACCCCAGCGGATCGCATCAATTGCCACCAGATGTCCAATCAGGTAACGGCCTGATGAAAGCAGTATCGCTCAATCCATGCGGGGTCTGGGTCTGCGACGAGTTCGGAAAGATTCTGCAAGCGGTGTTGGACAAGAAGGGCAACCAGCACATCAAGAACATCGGAACGCATTTGCTGAAGCTGTACTCGAAATCGGCCGGCAACTACGGCGGTGCAGCTCACTCGGATGGAGTCAGGAACAAAGTCAACCAACCGCATCTAGTCCTTCTGGGGCTGGCTGCCGGTGCGACGGTGTTTGATTCGATCAGTATGGAACAGGTTGCGGACGGACTCTTTGGACGGATTGCGTTCTGGCCGGTCCAGGAACGTCCACCTCGAAAAAAGGACGCAAAGATCTCAACACCGTCGCAGGAGATGGTTGATCAAGTAGCAAGCTGGATCAAGTTCGCACCAGGCGGGAATCTGGGATCGCAGTACCCAGTGCCAGAAGTAATGAAAATGAGCGTTGACGCGCTGGACCGATGGAACAATCACGGTCTGGAGATCGATGACCGAATGTCTAGGGAGTCGGAATCTCGAGCTGCAGTCTGGGCCCGAGTCGCTGCTCGATCAATGAAGTTGTCATTGGTGCATCGAGCTGCTAGACTAGAGGTATCGCCGACAGAGTGCCAATGGGACTTTGTCGCGATCGAGCTTCAGGACATCAACTGGGGCATCAAACTTGCAAACTGGCTAGCCAGGATCGCTTGCGGACTGATCCGCGAGAATACGATCGACAAGAATCTGGAGCGAGCCAAAACAATACTGACGCGAGCCACCGAGGCGGGTCGAGTCAGCAAACGAGATCTTCTCAGGACATTCAGGAACATAACCTCGGGCGACTTTGAAGCTGCTGCCACGGAGCTCGGACTGACGATAGTTCGGGACAAAACTTCTGGCCGGCCAAAAGTCTATTACGAAAGGCCAATGATTTGATTGGCCGACGACCTTTTGTCCTTTTGTCCTTTTGTCCCTGTATACCCCCGAGAGGGCTTACGTATCCCTACAGGTATTACCAGGACTGGACATAAGGACATAAGTGTTTTTGTGGGTTTTATATATGTGTTTTATCAGTCTTTTTATAGGGTTTTAAGTCAAAACCTTTTGTCCCGAATTGAATGGGACAAAAGGTGGACAAAACGGACAGAAGCGTAGGGATGGTATGAATGAGACAATCACCTGGATTGAGACAAAACAAGACACGCCAGACGAGGGGATTGTCGTCTTGGTGTATGTGCCAGATTCGCCAGATGTTGTTTGGCCTGGTTACCTGGAGGACGGGTACTGGATCTTTTCAAATGGTGCACCAATTGATTCTGAAGTGACCTACTGGGCTGAGTTCCCAGTTGGGCCGGCAGTGCCGGCAGACGAACCCCGCTCGGTAACGAAATGACGTTTTGAGCGAAATTTGAAGTTGGGTTTCCTGATCGGGATTGAAACAAAAACACGGTCCTTTTTGTTACAGGAAAAGCATGATGCTCGCCGTCCTTTTTGCATGCCTAGGATCACCGTTGATGCCAACAACGCACGAGTACCAAGTTGATTGCATCGAGATCAATCACGTTTTTGACCAAAAGGGAGGATTGGTTTTGACGCAAGCGATCCTGTGGCGGATTGAGGCGTCTGATGGACGGCTGCACAACTACGGTTGGAAGTTGCTGCGTGCAGACGAAGACTGGCCGTGGTGTTCAGGTGGCTTGATACGAGTGCGTCATTTCACGTCGAAGGGTGTGGTGGTGATTTCAGCTCCGTGCTGTCGAGTGCGTTCAACGCGAGACGACATGGAGCGTTTGGACACGAAAGAATTTTGGGGTGGACAGGCACCGAATCTGTTTTCGTGCGAGGTGAGCGAGTAACGCTACCGTTCACCCAGCCGCCGGTGAACGGTTCCAGAGTAAAAAACGCACCTACGGCGGCTTGGGTGCAACGGTTTGTTCGTCGTCCTATGGAGTTGTTTATGGGTAGTGGCGGTGATCGCAAATACGAGGAGGCGACTGATGCGCAAGAGCTGTTTCCATATCGTTATTGGTATACGTGGGAGACCGCACAAAAGTGGCCAGCAGCTTCGGTTGTGCTGTGCAGGTGGCGAGCGTGTGGAAAGTGGTACTATTCGCTAATGACCTACTTTCACCCTGATGGGCGGCACATCGAAGGCACTGAATATCTGTTGATTGAACGTGACCAGTTGCAGGGTGCAGATTAGTACGACGAACGCAATGCGTAACCGAGCCCCCGCCGGTTACGCCTCTATTTCAAAAACGCCGAATCGGGGGCTTCGGTTCACGCAATTGTTAGGTGTTTCATGGAGTTCATAACGACTGATGGTGGAATTGCGATACCGCGACCAGAACCAGAAAAGCAACTGCAAGATGAACTGAAGTTCCCGGTACGTGCCGGATGGAATTACAGCAAGTGCGGCGATAGGTATTACAAAAGCGACGATGCAGTTTTTCGCATGCAAGCCCTTGAGGCGTTGTACATCGCGGTCTCTCCAGGTGGTGGAAGGGTAGTGATTGGCGAAGATGCAGATCGACGGAAGCGGCTAACGACCCTTATAGATCAGCTTGCAGTTGAACTGGTAGGTGGTGTGCCAGAGGGTTTTGAAGAATACACCTAACGCTCGGATTCACCGAGCCGAAAGGAAAGAGGTAAATATGATGAGCGAGACGAATGAGGCTTCGGTGCAATCCGTTGTTATCCAGGAATGGATCGGTCCGTCGATCGAGCCAGGAGATGGCGATTCGATCTGGATTGCCGTGAGAGAGTGGAGCGGGCATATCCATGTTGATTACGCACAGACATTTGTTGATGTCGATGGGTTGATGATTCATCGGTACGAAGGCGAAAAGTGCGGGTATGGTGAGCAGTGGCCTCCGAAGGATGTCATTGCGTGGAAACTATGCGATACACCAGAGTTTCCAGGATAACGCTCCCATTCACCGAGTCCCCGTCGGTGGATGTTCACAAGTCAAATAACCGTTGTCGGGGACTTCGGTGGAATGGGTTGTTATCGTGTCGATTACCAGAGCGAAATTTGAGTGGAAGCTGGAAGATTTATGGGTGGGCGTGTTTTGGAAGCACGGATACGGGCAATTCGACGACGGGCCAAAGCGAATGTGGACAGACGTTTGGATTTGCTTCATCCCATGCGTGCCGTTGCATTTGACAATTTCGTACATCGTGACGATTCCGTTTGAGTCGTCACGATAACAAATAGTATGCGGACATCAACATATCACGGTGATATGTTGAATTTACCATATTCCGAATTGCAAGGGAAAAACAATGAGCTTATTCGAATTTCGCTACCTAGTGGAATCCGCGATTCCGTGGTGGTTTCCTTTCGCGGTGGCTGGTGGTGGTTTGACTTCTTATGCGATGTGGAGGCGAGATGGAAAGCGATGATGAGGTGCAAACTTTGCAGCTTACGCCGAAAGGATTCCTTTGTGGCACTTTGCAATTCCATTTTGGTTTGCAAGAGTCTGAAGCGGTTGAGTGTTGGCATCGTTTCGAGGCGTTCTGTGCAAAGCGTCTGCGACTCGATGATCCCAACGCAACCTTTCCGTGCTTGGTGTTTGATGGCGAAGGCGGAAGCGTCATCGGAGCGGAGGTGATCGAGTGATTACATTTCGTGTTGATGGAACTCCAGTGCCTCAGCCAAGGCCGCGAAGAATGAAATACGGCAAGGGGGTTTATAACCCATCCACAGCAGATCCGTACAAGCTCGCCATTAAACTTGTCGGTGGTCAAGCGATCAGGAGTTTAATTGCCTCCGGACCAGTTAAATGTCACATCGAATTCATCTTTCCTCGTCCACAATCAATGATTTGGAAAACGAAACCGATGCCGAGAGTGTTGCATTGCAAAAAACCAGACGCCGACAATTTAACAAAAGCTGTGTTTGACGCACTAAATGAAGTGGCTTGGGATGATGATTCGCAAATTGCTTTGTTTAGTTGCGTGAAGTGGATCGCTGGAGGACATGAGTCAGCACACACACTTATCACAATCACGGAGGTGAACGATGAAGCAATTCCGGCACAAAAACGTGTTTGAGGAAATCAAAAACAAGAGCCACGATGAGGACTGGATCGGGTTGCCTCCGAAGATGGCGACCGCGGCCAAGCCTGGGACCGCCGAGAAAATCGAGGTGATGACGGCGAGGCTTGAGGCTGGCGAGGAACTGCATCATCCGAACGATGAGCGACGGCCAGGAACGATCGAAGAATCAAACGAGATGCAGCTGATCATTCTCACTGCACGACTGGCGAGGCAGGAACAGGAACGAGCACAGGAGCCGAAGCGTGAACAACGAACAATTAAACCAGCAAGCAAAGCTGCTAGGTGCAAAGGAACTTGCAGCGGAATTGGGTGTAAGCACGAGAACCATTCACGCGTGGACTCGAAATGAATCTCTGCCAGCACCGTTTCTAATTCATGCTCGACGATCGTACTGGACACGAATCCAGATTGAGACATGGCTTGAGGCATCGAAAATAGTGAACGTCAAATCGAGTCGAATTGGATAGTTTTGGTCTGTTTGTCGGAAGCAGCACAAATCCGCATCTCTGAACCTGCTGGCTAGCTCGGTAGCATCACCAAAGGTGACTAACCGTACTCAAGCCAAAGAGGGGAGGTGATCAGTGATATCTGACCTCGTAAAATCCAAGCGATTCTGGGCCGCAGTTGCAGGCGTTGCAGCGGTTGTGCTTAAGGACAAGCTGCCGATCCCAGAAGACCAATTGACCAATCTGATAATGCTCATTGGTGCTTGGATCGTCGGAGATTCTCTTCGTGGTACATCGCCAAAGGATGTGCCAAGTGCTTAACCTCCGACAGCGTCTTCTCGCTCGTCACATTGCCAGAGATGCATGGATCGCGTCTCACGGCAATGGCGACGAAGCAAAACTCATCTTTGATGCGGATTGCCGAGTCCGTGGCCTCGATCCAGCAACGATATTGCTGCTGCTCCAGATCGCGATGCTTCTGTGGAAGTGGTGGAAGGAAAACAACGTTGAGGAACCATCGGTCGTTGCATCGGCACTTGAACCAGTCGACTGGGGAGACGATCGCGATGACTGAGAAAACGTCGGGGGATCTCAACAAGTACCTACCTTGGCTCATTGTGGCCGGTCTTGGCTATCTGCTTTGGGTAAAGAAGCCAGACGATTTGCCGACGCCATCT